GCAAACAAAACTGCAAATTTCCAGCCAGTCACAGCCAAGTAATGCTGCACTTGTAAATGATAATGTAATGGCACTTCATCTTTCCAGTCTCTCTCAAACTGCTTCCAGTTCATACATCGTGCTGTCTTTATTTCTAGTATCCCTTTTTCCCTGCTTGTCTTATTTTCTAGTACGCCATCTAAATTTGCAGACATAAAAGGATATTTTAAGGATACAAGCGTTTTTTCAAGTGTATCTACTTTAAATTCAGGATACTGTGCTTTAAAAATTCCTCTTAAATGTGGCTCTTGCAATATTCCGTTTTTTACTGCTGGAACATTGCTTATATCTTTTTGCTTTTCTCTTCCTGTTTTAATTCGCCATAATTCCTGTATATCTTCGTTATAGGGATTATGTCCCATTATTATCGAACAATCCGAGCCACCAATATGTTTTTGCCTTATGCTGTGCCATTCATCTTCATTTTTATAACTTATTTCTTTGTATTCCATAATCCTCCTTTAAAAAAAATCTCCCCTTTTACAAGACCCTTAAAATCTCTAATTCTACTTGGCACATACCATAATAGTAATGCCATTAAAAATGGAAATACCACATTGCCGCCAAATATCAAATGTCCTTTGATTCTGATTGTTTCAATTTGCATTAGAGTGGTTGCTACAATTAGAATTATCCATTTTATTGCACTCTTTGTTGTCAGCATTTTCTTCCTCCAATTCCTTGATTTCCTGTTTATCTATTTCTTTTTCCAGCTGTTCCCTTATTGTCATAATATCTCCCCCAAAGCTCCAGCGTACTCATCTAACATTGTGTTGAGTTCCTCTTTTTTTACTTGAAAATCCGTAAAAAAAACTGAGCCTTTTGTAAGGTGCTTGTTCTCCTTAGTGTGTAAAAACCCGTTAGGGATTAGTAATATATAAGGGTTTTCCAGTTTTTTTTCTTTGTCCGTGTTTTCTTCGTTCTCTAAAAATAATACATACAGATTCGCAGTTCCATTGCATCTTGCTGTCCAGTACCTTGCATTTGAGTTTTTGCTTTTACGACTTTTATAACAAGAACTGAACTTTACATCTATGGTCATGTTTTTATACATGAAGTCATATTTTGGATTATTTTGTTGCCAGTATTTATTGGCGTCAACTGCTTCTGGAACTAGCTTTTGAAAAAGTTCTTCAGCCTTTCCACCAAGCTTTGCGCTTTCGCTTCCATATTTTATTTTATCTTGAATTTTTAATACTCCGCTTGATAGTAGTTTTACATGTGCTACAAGTGTTGGTAATCCGCTTTCTTTGACTGCCTGATGAAAATTACCACATTCTTTGTATATTTCTACAATATCTCTCTTCATATCTTATCCTTTCTATGTATTTTAATTATTATCCTGTATTCTTTTTTTTGCTTTTTTTATAGCCATTAACATTTGAGCTATTTTGACTTTTGTTTCTGTGCTTTCTGAATTTTTATCTGCTCTTAAATTAATGTGATTCATAACCACTAACTCACGCCGTGATATCAACATAAGATTGTCTAAATTTGTATTTAGGCAATTCCCATCTTTGAAAATTAGAACACAGCCTTTTGGAACTTTTCCGTATCTTTTTTCCCAAATCATCCTATGTTCCAGTTTCCATTCTTTTGGGTGTCCAGTTTTTACAAAAATATATCCATCCTTTAATTTCCTTGTTCCTACAGGCAAATAATTGTGAGGCAGTCTTCCTTTCTTGAAACTAGTTTTATTAGATTTCATAATACCTTTAGTTTCTTTGTTCCAAGGAGTTCTGCCTTTTTCAAATCTTCCAGTAAATCCTGTTTTTATTTTGTATCTTTTCAAAACACCTCTTAATTGAGAAATACTAATGTTTTCGCCAAATTTATTATTAAAAAGTTCTGCTATTTCACAATGATGTTTTCCGAAAGCCACTTCTTCTAAGAATTGTATTTCTTCTTTTTTCCACTTTCTCATTTATCCTCCAACATTTTAGGAAGTACGATATCCGCATCAAGTGCATTGGCTTTTATTTGTACCGCCTTTAGAGCTGTATTTGAGTTTTCTATAATAACTCTAGCAATTTTAGTTATAGATTCGGCTCTCTGCACTTCTTTTTCCAAGTTTTCTTTTGACAAATCTTCGTCTCCGAGCCTTTCCAATTGTGCAAAAAGGTGATTATTTAAATCGCCTAATGTGTTTTTCATATTTCCTCCTAAATTTTATTTATTAATATCTTATCCAAACCCACAATCGCTTATGGGCTTGGTAAAATATTAATTATTAACTAATTGTTCGAAAGTCTTAAAAAATAATCTTTCAATTCTCCTGTGCAAAAACAAAGATGTGCTCTATCGTTTAAAAAGTTAGCTCCAACAAAAGCGTTTATAAACTTTTGCCCACATCTATCTAATCCTGATATTATTGTAATTTTTTCTATTTCATCAAAATCATCGTCGCCACATCTATTGTCATTTGTTAATTTTTCAGGATACAGAAAAACTTTTGTATTGCCATTGTTAGGATTGATACACAATTCAATTTCTGCTAAATTTCTCCCGTAAGTCACTACATAAGTGGCATCATTTAATAGTTCTAAAATTTTTTCCATTTTAAATCTCTCCTTTATTTCTTAAACAATCTCTTAATTCTATTTTTCAGCTTTTTAGCTTCTCTTTCCTTTTTCACTTTCTCGTTGTTGCTGTTTACAATTTCCAATGCTTCAAATTTCATTGTTATTCCTCCTTAGTTTTTGTTTTTTGAATTTATTTTACGCTTGGATACAAACTCCAATTAATTTTCCGTCTTTTTCAGTAAAAAGATTTTCTTCGTTGAATTCAGAAATTATCCTACCTTCAACAGTTTTAAGTACTATTTTGTACGCATCATCCATGATGCTTGTTTTTCCTTTAATATCAGGATATTTTAAAATTTCCTTGATTTCTGTTTTTTCTCCGTTTTCGATTAAAAAAATTTTCATTTTTCTACCTCCATTTTATAATTATTTTTTTTAGCTATATCCATTAAATCGGTATATGATATATAAATATTTTTTATTCCCAAAGCTTTTATAAGATACATTTTTATTGGATAAAAATGTTTTCTTTGCATAATAAACTCATCATCTTTGTATAAAGTGTATTTCATTTTTATTCCTCCTTAAATTAATTATCAATTTCCGCAATAAATGCTTCTATAACTTCCTGCAACTCCGTATTTGGAGTTATATTGTAATCTCTGAGATACTCGCCAAGTGCTTCATATTCAAGTTCTGTAAAATCTTCTGTGAGTTCTGCTTTTCTTGATTTTAATTCTTTATAAAGTTCTTTGTATCTGTAATCACATTGTTCCTCATACTCTGCGTTTTCCATATCCAAGTCATATAATCTTCTATCCCAGCCTCTTTCAACTTCTGAGGCGTATTTTAGGTTTTCACTGTAGCTCATTTTATCAACTCCTATTTTTTGTAACTATAATTAGATTTTGTATCTCATTTTTGGTTACAGATATTTTCAAAAAAAATAAAGAATATTTATTTTTCTCATCTACAGACTTATTGTAACTTATTTTTAGTTACAAGTCAAGTATTTTTTTGAAATTTTTTAAACTTTTTCTAAAAAGTACGAAAAAATGTGGTAAAATATAGTGTAAAAAAAACGAAAGGAAGTTAAATCCATGAGTTATCAAATAGAGAAATTCTTAACAGAATTTTTGAATAAAAAAAATATGACATTAACAGATTTTTCCAAAAAGATGGAAGTAACACACGTTTATGTATCTAATATAAAAAATGGAAAAAAGACGGCTTCCAAAAAATTTGTCGAAAATTTAATAAAAAAATTTCCAGAATGTTCTAAAAAAGAAGTGGAATTAATGGAAATGTTGGAAAAAGATAAAAAAATTGAAAAATTAAAAAATTTGGAAAAACAAAGAAGAGAAACGATTGGGAAAAGCGAAGAACTTGATAGAATTTCACGTTTAAATAAGCGAGAGAGAGTTCAATTGGAAGAGGTTATGAATAGTGCAGCTTATTTTTTTAACGATGCTAGTGTAAGTGACGAAGACAAAAAAAGATTGCATGATACTTTACAGGAACTTTTTTTTGACGCTAAAATCAAAAACAAAAGAAAATAGAGGTTTATATGAGAAAACGTAGAAATATGAAACTCAGAGTAAAGAACTTGATAGAAAAATACAACACAAGTAATCCGTATGTATTGTGTGAAAAATTGAATGTTGAAATCAAATACGTTTATTATAAAGATGTGAAAGGCTTTTTTAGCAGAGTGTTAAGAAGAAAATACATTGTTATAAATGAAAAATTAGATGAGTATTCTCAATTAGTTGTTTTGTGCCACGAATTAGGACATGCACTTTATCATAATTCAAAAAATAAGCTTCTTATGAAAATCAATTTTTTTAATTATAGTCCAGAATTAGAGAACGAAGCCAACGAATTTGCAGCCGAACTGATGAAATATCAACAAGAAGTTAGTTATGAGATTGCTAGAGATTGCGATTTAGGATTGCAAGTGTTAGAAGAAATGAAGAGGTATATAAAACATTGACAAAACTGGAAGAGCCGAAAGCTATATTTAAAATACAAAAAACAAATAACGAGAGTATTAAAATTTTAAAATATAAAAATATTTTGTCATTTCTTTACGGTAAGAACAGATTAGAAATATAAGAGTTATTTCAAATGCAAATAACTCTTTTTTTATGCTTTTGTTTTACTTTGAAATGTGATATAATTTAATAAATTACAAAATAGAAAGAGAGGGAATCATGGAACAGCAAAAAAAACGTTGGTATCAAAAGTGGTGGGGATGGTTGTTATTATTCTTTTTTTGGGTAATTGCAGCTCCGATTGCTATTTATCAAAGCAAACTTAGCTCGAAAAATAAAAAGATAGCTTATGGAGTATATGCAGTATTTTTAATTTTAGGAATAATTGGGTCAATCGGAGGAGAAAGTTCGGATGTGCCAGTTAAAAACGAAAACAAAACGGCAGTAAAAAATAAAAGTGAAGCTAAACCAAAAAGTACAACAATTATAGATGAAACTAAGAAAAAACAAGAAATCGAAAATAAAGTAAAAATTGAAAAAAAGAGAGTAAGAGATGAGTTCCAAAAATATGAAGCGGGACATTTGAGATTGTGGAATAATATGACAGATGCGATGCAGAAAAATGATGTGTACTCAGCATATGGATATGCCGACCAAATCAAAACAGTGTTATTTGGAATTTGGCAAGATTTAAGCAAATTTAAGTGTAATAAAACAGGAGATAATGAATTTGACAAGCAATGCGAAGAAACCGTAAAGCTTGGAGAAAATGCCTATTTGCTTAAACAAGATGCAGTAAATAAACTATTGAAATGGTTTGATGATTTACAATCTCCAAAAAAAGCTAACGAAGCACAAAAATCTTTAAAGGAGGGAGGAGAGTATTGGCAAGTATTTGTTCTAAAACTAGCCGCTTTAACGATAACAGATGAAGAATTGAACAATTCTAAAGCCAAGAAATAATTTAAAAAGACAGAAGGAGCTACAAAGGCTTCTTTTTTTATTGATTTTTTTATAAAAATTTCAAAAAAATACTTGACTTGTAACCAAAAATAAATTACAATATACAAGAGGTGAGAATAATGACAATGAGTGAATATCATAAAAATGTTTATGCCAATATAGAACTCGCAAGAAATAGAAAAGGATTAACAAAAGGAGAGTTAGCTAACGAGATAGGAATTTCAAAGTCAGCACTGTCTTTTGTTTTAAATAGATTAAAAAACGGCAGAACTATAAATACTAAAACTCTTGAGAAGTGGGCAGATGCTTTAAATGTGCCTTTTTCGTTTTTTTTTGAAGTCAAACGTAACTAAAAAAAAGTTACAAAAAATCCAAAAGAAAAGAAAGGAGGTGTGAGATGAGAATAATTAAAAAATTGGGGCAAATATTAAAAAAACCAAACAATGCCCCAAGTTTTAAAAATTATAGAACATACGGAACTAACTCCAAACCACAAGGAGATCCTCCTAAAAATCCACGAAAATAATTATCTTCTTGGATTAGGTGGCGGCGTTCCAGTTGGTTTTGGATTATTACCTTTGGTAAAACTTTCTCCTTGCGGAGTAGGTTTTGGCTGTGTAGGTTTAGGTTTATTCATCGCTATTACCTCCTTCGTGAAATTCAATTACTACATCTTTGTAAGGTATTTTTAAATATAAAGAATAAGCGGTATATTCAGGCAAATTTTCAGGGTAGACTATAACATTTTTCATTAATAGTTCTAAATAGTCTTTATCCTCAATAGACCATTCAAGGATATAACCAATATAAGATGTATTATCATTTAAAGTTCTTAAATTAATCCATTTTGATGTAAATTCGTTTCCATATTTAAAACCAAAAATGGTTGCAAATACAGAAGGGTTAGAAGAACGATTTGTAAATTTTAGTTTATATAACAAATTATAAATTGTATCATGTTCTTTTATATAAGAATACAACAAAGCAATAACAATAGAGATTAACGAACTTAACAAAATTTCTATAAAATTTGGCGAAAATTTACCACTTGAAATAGAATTAAATAAATAAAATTTCAATTTAAAAAATTTTTTTAATATATAAACTAAAAAATAAGAGACATTACCAATTATAAAAGAATCAATCACAAAAAAAGTAAAATTATTATGTTTTTTTGAATAACTAAAATTATCAATAATGATCCGACCGATAAAACCCGGCAATAAAAGATACAGAAAATTAGCCGAAATAACGGAAAACATTAAGTAACACCTCCTTTCTTGTGTATTTTATTTGGCGATATTATTATAACTCAAAAGGGGGTAAAAACGAAATAAAGGAGTATTAAATGGATGAGAAAAAATTTGAAGAAGGGATAAATTGTTTTGCACATTTGCTCGGTTCTTTTCTCGAATTAAGAAAAATGGGATATACACAGGAAGAGATAAACTGGGCATACAACACGATGAGCGGAAATTTTATACCGAATTTTAACGTAAAGGATTTATCCAATTTAATTGAAAGTAGAAAAGAAAATTAAAAAATAAATAAAAAAGCACTTCAAACGAAGTGCTTCGAACAAATTTATTTATTTTTTAGTGTGTTTATTTTAACACAAAAACACAAAAAACGCAATATGCAAGGAGAGGGAAAAGGATGGAAAAACCTAACTATTTCGGTATATTACCAGCGAATGTAAGGTATGATAAGAATTTAAAACCTATGGAAAAGATTTTATATACAGAAATTTCATCTTTGACAAACAAAGACGGATATTGTTATGCGACAAATTCGTATTTTTCTAAATTATATGAAGTACATAAAAATACTGTTGGAGCTTGGATTAACAATTTAGAAAAACAGGGATATATAAAGACGGTTTTAATTTACAAAAAAGGTACTAAAGAGATCATTGAAAGACGTATCTATATAAATCAAAAAATTGATACCCCTATCAATGAAAATGTTGATACCTATCAACAAAAAGATTTAGAGCCTATCAATGAAAAAGTTGATACCCCTATCAATGAAAACATTGAGGATAATAATACAAGTATTAATAATAAAATTAATAATATATATTTATATAAGGGCAAGGAATTTGAAAAAGCATTTTCAGATTTTAAAATTATGAGAATTGGCAAAAAAGAGCCTTTATCAAAACCAGCAGAGGATTTAATTTTGATGAAGCTCTATAGATTGGCAGGAGATAACGAGCAGTTAGCAATAGAAATATTAAATAAATCGACTATAAACAGCTGGAAAGATATTTTTCCGCTAGATAAAAAACAGGGAGGAAATAATAATGGAAACACAGGGAATAAGAGAAGCTATACAGGAAATGCTGAGAAAAAAGGGTTTGACAAGCACAATGATTATAAGCCAGACTACTCAAAGGGATTCGATGACTGGAATTAGTGTCCCAACTGTATCAGCTAGCATTTTCAAAGAACAGGACATTGAAAAATATATGGGTTTATCAAAACTAACGGAACAGGATTGGCATAAAAG